GTGGGATCAGTCGGGTCGGCAGGACCGGTGTACTCGCGAAGAGTCACGAGCACTTTATCTTTCACAATGTTGCGGCTGTTGGCAGTACCAATGGTCTGCTCAGCAGTGCGCTCACGTGACTCTTTGCTTCCCGGATTGCCCCAGAACCTGTAGCGGTCTAACTGCACAGTCTGGCCTGGCTGCTTGCTGAAGTCATGGACGACCACAGGCTCAGCTGCCATCTCTACAACGTACGCGGGATGCGGACGGTAAAGTTCAGCGCCGAGAAGCTTCGGGAAATCATTATCGACAAACACTGTCGATAGCTCCAGAAACTACAAAATCAGTTTAAAAGAAAAAAAAGTAAAAAAACATTTTTTTGTTGCATTCTTAGCGTTTGTTACACTGAGGCAAGTCGATTCAACAAACGTGACAAAAAGCTATACAACTGAATATCGTATATGGATTGACATAAAAACTAGATGTTATAATGTAAAAGCACACAATTATAAATACTATGGTGCAAAAGGTGTAATTATGTGCGATAGATGGAGAACGTCTTTTGATAATTTTTTGCAAGATATGGGTCTTCGCCCGCAGGGTTACACAATTGGACGCAAAAACGATCTAGGTAACTACGAACCTAGTAACTGTCGTTGGGAAAAAAAGTCAGATCAATCTAGCCAAGCTTTTCGAGGAGAAAAAAACGCACACAGCAAATTAACAGAAGAACAAATACTATGTATAAGATCGCTTTGGGCTACTAAAACAAAAAACTCAAAGTTTACAGCAGTAAATATTGCAGTAGATCTTAATCTAAGTAAACAGAGTGTAAATAATATTGTAAGTTATAGAACATGGGTTCACGTTTAGATAGATTTTTGATTACTTGAATTAACCGTGGGACTAAAGACCCTCACCATGTTCCGCACAGACTCCGAACCCTGCATATAAACAGAGCCATAGTTGTAGGCATATCGCGTAGATTTGCCGCGATAAACATAACGTAAGGCAGAAGACATAAGTCCAGGCGTACCTGAACGAATAGTTTCAGTATATGTACGACAATATACTGGAGGATTGTAGGTCCACTCAGAGCGATCAGCGGTGCCCTGAGACCCTAATGAATTAGTAAGAAGTGTGCCTTCGTAACTTCTATGAGTGACCCCACCTCCGGTTTTTCCTTGGGCTGCGCTATTAGCTTCAGGAGTGTTATAGGGATTGTAATTTTGATCTGCGGGCGCAACGCCTCGATAATACGTGTATATGCCTTCGTTACGAATCCCGTATTCGGGTCCCGTTGAGGTAACGACTTTGGCGTTTGCGATTGTCGTAACACTGAGGGGCCGATAGCCGTTATACGAACTTAAAGAACCGCTAGGTAAATAATCTTTGTTTTCATAATCAATCCAATACCCAGAAACAGCTTGAGGAACTTGACGCCATTGATCCGTCAGATACCACGAGCCACTATTCGGTGGTCCCGGAACGATTACGCCAAGATCAGCTCCGATATCTTGAATACCGGAGCTAAGTACAATGTAGCCCTCGTGGTTAGGACCGGATTGAATCCGATGAAAACCCGTGTCATATTTGTAATTAGAAAGCGGTGTGTAAACCACGAGGGATACGCGGGCTTACACTTAGTATAAGATTTTAACTAACGACTTCCGTATCAGCGGGAGTAGCGGGCTCTACTTTTTGGTTCAAGCTACTCATATCGGCACTGATATTTTGCATATCCTGCACATAAGCAGCGCGTAAACTTTCAAGCTCCGCCTTTAACTGCTCAACATCTGCAGATGCAGAAGGAGCGCTGGAGCGACGACGGCCAAGAGGATTAGGCATTTCAAGAACTCTTCTTAGATTCAGTATACTTCTGGGCTTTTTTCTTAGCCTTTACTCGTTCAGGTAAATCCTTTTTAGTTTCTTTTTCGTACTCCGCCACTTTGGCTTTAGAGATTTCACCTCGCTCCGCCATTGCGTAAAATTTACGCCGTTGAGCTTCTGACGCAAACGGCATCACTCTAAAAATAAACCCTTACTTATATTAACAAGACCGGAACCCGAAAAATGTCCGAAAGAACTTAGGTCTAATTTTGGTGATTGAATACGTCGCCACAGTTTCTGCATATTAGGAAAGCGAATATCGTCAATAAAAAGCCAACGAGGTTTACGACACAGATTGGCATCGCGTAACCGCGTCAAAATTAATTCCTCAAAAATATCGTTTTTTGGGCCATCTAACATAATAAAATCAGCCTCACTAAGTAAGTCTATATATCTTTCAAAAACTTCTTGCTCACCTAAATCTTCTTGAATAAATGTGAGCTTGTTACCTTCAAAATCACTGTTTTTAAGGACCGTCCAGTCAAAAGACTTCCAGTCCTCAATGTCAAAAGTATACGTTTGGCAATTTTCAGTCGAATTGTCCAGCATCACACGCGCGGAACATCCGCGATAAGTCCCAATATCAATACATAATTTCGGATTTAAGACTTTAATTAAACCACTCAACAAACGATAATGCTCACCGGGATAGATATTTGCGTACTCAAAATCAGGTAAAATTTTATTAAATGATGCGTATAAAAGAGCTTCAATGACATAAAGATAATCAGAAAAACTCTGCGAAGCAGGGTCGTCATCTAGTGAAAAAAATTCACTTGAAATAACGTGACGTGGCGAATCTACAGACATAAGAAAAAACCCCGCCTAACGAGACGGGGCGACAGTTTAGTGAACGTAGTTTATCAGGCGTTATCCATGAACAGGAGTTTGCCACGGAAAGCATCGGGGCTCATCTGAGACAGATAACGCCAAGCTTGCTCGGGGCTGCGGTTCATGGCTTCGCTGAAACCATTCCACTGAGAATCGGTGTCCACATTAGGAGCACCGGCCATGGCAGAAGCAGGCACAGCAGGCAGCTGATCATAACGAGGCTGATAGTTTTGGGTATCAGCTTCGGTATCCACCGGGTAAACCTCGGTAAAGAAACGGTTGGTGTAGTCAGCTAATTGATCGGGGTCGGTCAGGATCTGCTCCATGGCCATACCACGAGCCGCAATGTTCTCAAGAACACTGTGCTGCTCAATCAGAGCGTCCTCAAGCACGGTGGCATACTGATTCAGAATGCCGGGGGCTTCAATGCCGAAGTGGTTAACGACGGCGGCGGTTGCTTCGCTTAGGGCCGGAGCCTGTTGCTGCTCCGTAGAAATCGGATAAGAAGTTTGGGTTGTAGAGTCGCTGCTGTACGAGGTCGGCTGAGCCGTAGGCGCTTGGTAAAGATACGGTTGGGCCTGTAAACTCTGACTGTACAGTTGAGTATCCTGCGGCGCCGTCTGGTACTGCGGATACTGTGCTGTCTGGCTGGGGGACGGGGAGAGACGCGAAACCACCCGCTCCAGGCTGCCCATTGCCGCCTCCCACGGGTTGGCCGGGGAGGACGTTGACGGAGACTGGCTGTACTGGCTGTTGGTAGAAGGGACCGTAGCCGGTGTTGCCTGCGACGGCGCTTGCGGCATAGTTGCCGAAGGTGCCACCTGGGTAGTTGCTACCCACTGGGGGTAGGCTGTAGAGCCCTGGTCCGCCGAGGGCGCCGCCTGCGGGGCTGCTACCGCCGGGGAGACCGGGCTCGGGATCGAAGCTTGGATCTGCTGGCTCATAGCTGCCCGAGTAAGTCAGTTCTTGCGCAAGGTGGTCAAACGTCCTATAGAGCAAGGGCGTTATGTTTAGCCGAGGATCAGCCGCAAGCGGTTGATTCGGCGCAAGTGGATGTGGCGCTTGCAACATCTGATTCAATAATACTAGAAATTGTTGAAACGCGCCTTGTGTTTGTTGAATCATTCGGAAGGGGAATCCCTTCAACATTTCGGCTCTTTCAGAATCAGTTTTATCGGGGAACAGATACTTCAGAGCTTCGACGCTATCGACGCCGAGTTCTTGTAAGTTCCGAACGACGATAGATTTTTGGTTAACGTCATACGCCGTATCTTCGTAAACGTCTCCTTGGAATCGGTAGGAAACGTCACGATCACCATCTGGCGGTAAACCAAAGACACCACGTGGGACTTTGTTTTCTTGCAGAGCAACCTGCATTGCCGCAGTAACGTCGCTTTCGTATTTAGCGAGTTTTTTCTGATAACGAGCTAAAGCTTCTTCGGTTTGTTCCTTCGGTTCTTTAGGGGGTTCTAACCCCATCACTTGAATAAAGCTCTCACGGAAAACTTGCTCTTGATGATACAGAATCATCTCAAGCAAACGACAGAAACCGTAAGTCAAAAAGCTCTTATTTTTGCGCAGCGCCGTGGCCTGTGCTCGACCCATAAGACCTTTGATCTCGGTCGCGGTAGCGCCTGCAGAAATAGAGATTTCATCAACGCCGCCCAATGCCGTGCGAATTTCCTCGCGCAGTAATAAGGCATACCGATTCATATCCCCATTTACCGGGTCGGGCGTCATATAGCCCACGCGGTCAGACGGTTCGACGTTGGCAATAACCCGAGGAACTCTCAAACCGCCGATCATGGCGGACGAACCAAAGGGTTCCGATACTCGGGTCGACGGAGTGTCGCGACCAGCAAAGCCACTTTGACTGCTAATAGTCGGGCGGAAAGTGCGGTCCGCATCCGAAGCTTCGACCAGATCGCTACGAGGACGCGAACTGATCAGCGTGGGGTTCCCAAAGAACTCGATATTTTTTGCAATATTTTTCATCATGCTGTCGTGCAGCACGATTTGCTCCATGAAGGGCTCAAATTCGCCCTCACCCTCGGTTCCGCTGCTATTAGGTTTGTTTAAAACTTCAACAGCAGGAATAAAACCTAATTCGTTGACCCGACTGTTTTTAGGAGTAAGAACAGTGCCAGGTTCGAGCTCAAAACTAAGCTCACTATTAGATTCAAATTCGTTGATCTTATCGGCAGTTATAGAAATACGGACATACCGTTTATTTTGTCCGTACGTGTCTGCAGGCAGCCCTAAAGTCGAATTTCGGACTTTATAGCTATATAAAATGACGACTTCTTCAATTTCACCGTTTACATCGTGGTAAACGCGATATTGATTTTTAGAGAAAAAATAAATCTGGTATTTAAGTTTTTGATCTGGGCGGAAATAAAACAATCCACAGCCGTCGATCAAGAAATTGCGGATAATCGCTGGAAAGCGAATATCCATTCGGTTGAGACTAATTAAAGACTCTAAAAATTTGCTTCTCGACTTATAAGTATCTTGTTCGCAGTAAAAAAACAGCCCCTTTTTGATCATAAGCAGCGTCATCTGCTGCAAATGACTCAAAACGACCATCGTGGCAGACTGTTTGCTGCGGTCCTGCGTACGAGAAGCTTCGAGAATCTCGGTAAAACGCTGTCGGACGCTCAGTGAGTCTGCCATGGCCTTATTCTGCGATTTTTAAGGCCGAAAATCAAGCTTCGGCGCCTTTCTCTTCAGCTTTACGCTTCATTTTGGCCTTCTGAGCCTTCCGAAGCGCTTCTTTGCGCTTCATTTTGGAGTGCTCTTCCGACTTTTCGCCTTGCTCACCGCCTTTTTCTTTTGATTCAAAGTGCTTCCGGAGCGCTTCGGGCATTTTTTCAGCCATTGGGTAAAAGATACTGGCGGACTCTTTCAAGTTTAAACAATTCTGGCGGCAAAAGCTCATGCGGATAGGCTTCCAGAATGTGATCGCAACGTCCCAGAGGGTCTGTACCGCCAGCTTTTGCTTTGTAGTTATCTAAATGCGCCAACATTTCGTCACTGTTAGCCGGGGCTACAGAATTCGGGATGTCGTCAAAACAATGCGAGAACGAAGTGACCTTACGTTTCATGCGATTTGCATCTCCCATCCAAGAAAAATGCCAACCGGCATCGCAATCCCCGACAACAAGATCATTCGGATTCATCCGGATCTGGGAAGGGGTTTGCTCTAAATGTTCATACAGAACCACGGTGCCGCAAGTCCAATTATTGGGGGCTTTGGAGTTGTCCCCGTGGGGATCCTTGACCCTTAAATCAGCGCGCCCATAAAACATAGGCATTGACAGGCGAACACAACGTGATGCGTCGGTTTTTGCAATCTCTACAGCTTCAAGAAGTTTTTCGGGTTTTGGTATTTCATCTACGTCACTAAAGAAAAAGACCGAATCCGGAGGACACATCCGCATACCAACCCCAAGAGCATCACGCTGCGCGTATTCCCGAGACCAGGGAATTGAGCACTCCTCGGGCGTTGGCAGTTCAACGTGTAAAACCTGAAGTTTTTCTTCAGGCAACCCAAGTTCTCGAATTGTGTCTACACAGGTAAAAGGTTTGGGGTCGCCACGGAAGGTACGATTGCCGTCCGTAATGATGAACCCATCTACAACGTCTTTGAGAATGTTATATCTGAGCTCTAAAAGCTCTTTTTCGTCAAAATATAGAAAACAATCGAACAGCATCTGACGCTGATAAAGCTGTCAGTATACTAACTCTTGACCGCTGTGTTGTAACCCCCTCCAGCACGAATCACTAAGGATCCGTTCGAGGGGCGACGGCGATCCCGAGCGGAATCAAGCAACTCCCGTTTCAAGCTTTCTAAGTTGTCTGCAGGACCTTGATCTTGTCCATAAGGTCCTGATTGAGGCGGCACAGCGCCCTGCATGTAAGAAGTGTCATACCCTGCGTCATAACGTGTATCGTCCATACCCGTACCTTGGATGCGCTCCTGCATTTCAGAAGCACGCTCCATATCATTGAAAGCAGCGCCAAAAAATTCGCTGGCGCGACCGAAAGGGCTAGTCTGGCGCATCATGAGCTTTTACGTTTAATATACTCGGAAGCTTTACGTCTGGCCTCCCGTGCTTTTTCGGTATTAGGAACCTGAGTATTGACCGGTTTGTCTCCACGCGTGGCAGCTTTTTTGCGCTCATCAGTAGCGCGACGCTCTTCAGGACTTAAAGCCGCCCAAGCTGCTTTAGGCAAATACCGTTCAGTCCTACCTTTTTCGCGAGCTAAATCAGCCATAAAGTTTTCCAGCCATTAAAGCTCTATCAGTTAATGCTTTAGCTAAAAGAGCATCTTTGGTGTAATCAACCAAGCCACTCATAATCGAAGTTTGACTCGTAGTTGTTGCAGAGCTAAGCCAAGAGGCAAAATCTTATGCTTCTGGAAGAGCACGCTCTCTAAAAGTCGAACCTCCGCTTAAAGCCGTAATTAAATCCGAAGCAGAGTAGTTCATTTTTTGTCCTTAGACTTTTCGTACTCTTCGCGGGTTTGCCAGTCTTCCTCGCCCCACCGGGTAAGCCGATTTTCGGAAGACTTTTTACCTTCGTAGGTTCCACCCATTTCTTTATAATACTTAGTCGCCAACTGCATGGCTCGTGCACTGTGGCCACCGAGTTTTTTTCGGGCTTTGGCCTTAGCGCGTGCCCACTTCTCGGGATCTCGTTTTTTAGCAATTTCGGCCATGGTTTAATAGAGCACGTAGCAGTGATCGACAGTTGAAGTGCCGCTGATTTGAGTTATGGATATAGGAAGCAAGATATCAGTCCGAATATGACTAAAAGTAATAGGTGACTTGGAGTCAGCCAAAAGCACAACTAAAGTTTTATCCGTGTTTTTATTCGCGCTCTCGATATAAACACCTCGACAAGCAGCAAAATTACTATTAGTGCCCGAAGCATTTACAAGAAACCCACTGGTATACGGCAGCGAGGCTGTCTGTGCGTATACACCCCCAAACGCTCTAACGTCCATATTTAATCCAGTGTCTCTATCAGTTTAACCAGATATTCGACAGCTTTTTGCAGATCTTGTTTTCCATTTTTTTGTTCCCACCGCCACAAATATTTTTGGGCGCAGCCCTCTAAATACCCTTGGTACTTGATTAAACCCATGGAAGCTCTCTGTACGTCGTAACACTCCAGACCGCCTTTCTTGTAATAATTTGGCCGAACTGCCGGATCTTCAACCTGCAACGTTAAACCACCAAATTGTGGCTCCGCGCTGTTCCAGAAATCGTCGAAGTCTGTAGGCGTCGCTTCGGTGAAGGGTTTGTCGCTCATTTTTGCCGTTAAAGTAGTAGCAAATGTGGACGTACTCCGCTCCACGTGGGACCACTTTAGGTTACAAAACGAGCATCTCCTCTACACATAGTAAATCTTTTTCACGCTCTTTAAATTGTCGTGAATATTTGTCGTCGTCATGACAAATTAGACCGCACTCTAAAATGCGATAACTGTCTTTATGTTTTACGACAGGCACACAGCGCCTGTGTTCAAAGTTAGGAGGTAAGTATTCAAACGCCAATCCCATAGAGCTGCGATCAGCTATTGGCCAGTTTCTAATGCCCGTTTTGGCATAGCTTTTTTGAGGATCAAAGCTGTCGGAACGTATATAAAGCTCGCCATCATTTTGATCAAGGATCATTCCGCAGTAATACGGACTTCCGAGCTGAATAAAGAAATCGATCTCGTGGTCGACGACAAGAATTTTCGGAACCGTAAAGCCAATATTGTGCCAAACATCCGGAGTTTCTTTAGTTAAATACCACTTCTCGTAATTACCAACCGGGACACGTTTACCTTCAAAATTCTCATAAAGAGCAAATCCAGGCTCCAATCCATAACGACTTAAAACAGGTTTCCATTTTCTGTAATAGTCAAAATTGTCTTTACGGATCAGAACATCGTTCTCTTGGTAGATGTAATAATCCGCCACGCGATTCAAAACTGCCAAAGCCAGATCTGTTTTATGAGCCCATGTCAAATACCAACCTTCATACTCAGGCCCCGCAACTCTCACCTCGACATTAATATTTTTAAATTGTTCAAATAATGTATCTAATGTCTCTACGTCCTCCTGAGCTTCGTAATTTATATAAATATGTATATCTAAATTATGTTTGAACTTGTCGTACTCAGACAACACATTTAGAAGCGGGTTTATGCGCTCTAAAGGATTATGGGCAGTAATAGCAACCCAGATATTTTTAGTCATGTCAGTACTCAATGCTGAAGTTGCCTCGACGCTGTAAATATTGGATCAGCCAAGTGTAGGCGTCTAGCAAATCGTCATGAGCTGTCGCGCCGACGTTGATCAACTGATCGAACAAAGCGTCGAACTTACGGTACTTATTGAACACGATTTTCTTGTTTTCTAGCAAACCTAAAGTTCCTCGGAAACGGGCGATCTTATCCCCTCTAAAACCTTTAACTTCGTGAATATTAAGATTGCCTAAATCACGCTCATTTATAAGAACACGTCTTAGGTCAGCCGCAAGCGAAGCTTGGTACGCCACAGATTCCACAACCAACGTCACTGTGGAATAAGTCGGCATAAACTGCCCGTCGTGCTGAGTGAGGATACCCCACTCCAAAAGCATGTCGCAGAGTAAATCGATTTTCTCCAGGTTTCCGATCGAACGACATTGATGCGCGTCGATGATGTAGTACTTATCGCCTAACCGACCGCCAAGAACGAAGGCTGTGTAATCGCTCGTTTCATTCTTACTGGCTGAAAGATCGATACCGACAGCAAGCGAATCGAACTCGGTAACAACCTCACCTTTAACTAGAAGATCAGGCGAAACCACCAGATCTGAGGTCATAACTGGCTGTTGTTGATACTGGAAAGCAAATGCCACGGGGTCCAGCTCTTTCTGCGTCAACAAATATTGAGACGACCATTGTTCGGGCCAATAGCTAACGGGTTCGCCGTTGTTGTCGTAAGTAATAGCCTCCTGAGTTACTTGTTTCCAGCCTTTTTCAGGAACAAACATTGTTTTATGAATATCTAGGGGGTGAAATCGAGTACCCAGGCATATGGATCGCCCACCTTCAAACACAATCGGCGCGATAACAGACGACCAGTTATTGTTCATTTCGTCTCGGATCGCAGGGTTCTTAATATCCGCGCTCGACTTAATAGGGTCATCGACAATAACCAGATGAGCACGCTTTGAAGTAATCGAACCTCGTAGACCAGCAGCACGTAACGTAAATTCTTCATCGCCGAGCCTAGGAATACCCGCATAATCGAAATCGATCGACCAGCCGATATCTGACTGCATACCTGACTTCAGCTGTACCCGAGGAAAAACTTTCCTAAACTCAGGTGAATCGATCAGCTGGCGGATGATTCGACTCTTCGGAATAGCCGTGGCAATGTTGTAAGAAACATAAATAATCTGTAACGGCATTTTAGCCGTTGTGTGCTTACCGATAATCCACGCTGTAAACATGTTCAAGCAGGTACTTTTCGCGCTCCCGCGTGGAGCCAAGATATCTAAGTTCGGTCCAGCAATATCAAGTAGATACTTATTGGACTCACCAGTAATTAAGTGGCGATGCCACTCCAACATGTGCTTTGCCGGCGGTTTATCAAGGAGCGTACAGAAAGTATGGAAATCATCTGCTGCTTTTTTGTATATCGTGTCAACACCTGATCCAGTGTCTTCAGTAGCACGAAGTGCACGCATTTGAGCTGCACGACGATATGCAGATGTTTCCCGGCTAGGCATATCACTAAGTTGACACTATCGCTATATTACTCGTATCTGAACACCTTTCAGGAATGGCCAAAATTCTTTGGTACGGTGATGCGTGCTGTAATACAGGGTTTGCCCGAGTAACACACAGTGTCCTAGAGCAACTGCAGAAGGAGCACGAAATTCATGTATTAGCTATTAATTACTCTGGTGACCCTCATAATTATCCATACACCGTATACCCTGCCTCCAACGTCAACTGTGGGGATCGGTTCGGTATCCCACGGATTCCCGAAATTCTTGAGAAAGTAAAACCAGATATCTTCATATGCCTTCAGGACATCTGGATTTGCAATCAAGTTTGGGAACGTTGCCAGTTCCTAAAAGATAGCCTCAAATTTAAATTTATTTGTTATTTCCCCATCGACAGCGAGTCCTACATGCCGGACATGCTGCGCAATATCCCGGAATGGGATATGGCAATCACCTTCACCATCGAGTGCGCGCAGCGGATCTTAAAACACGAAATCAAACCGTCCCGCTTAGGTGTGCTTCCCCACGGGGTCGACATCGATAAATTCACACCGGGTTCCCGCTCAGAAGCCCGCAAAGCTTTTGGGTTACCCGAGGACAAATTTATCGTTCTTAACGCCAACCGCAATCAACCGCGTAAACGCATCGATTTGACTATCAAAACCTTCGCGAAATTTGCGGCTAATAAACCCGACACCATGTTGTACCTCCATATGGGGGCTAAGGATATGGGCTGGGACATTATTCCGCTCTTTAAATACGAGATGCAAAAGTTGGGTCTCGACGGAACCAATCGCCTGATCCTGACCTCGCACCAAATGAATTACCTAGATGCGCCGTCAGACGCTGTACTTAACCAGATTTACAACTGTTGTGACGTAGGTATAAATACAGCAGATGGGGAAGGCTGGGGTCTAGTTCCTTTTGAGCACGCGAGCTGCAAAAAACCTCAGGTCGTGCCAAACCACACCGCGTGCGCCGATATTTGGGATGGCGCCGCCCAACTTGTGGACATCGCGACGTGGTACGTCGATAAAGATCTGGGCGTCGAGCGCGGCCTTATTGACGTAAACGACGCAGTTAAAAAACTAGACGAACTGTATTACGACAAAGATATTTATGACGAAGTAGCTGAAGCGTGCTACACCGTGACCCGGCGTAATGAATATCGCTGGGAAAGTGTTGCCGCTGGATTCTCTCACGCCATCAAAGATCTTCTCGCCTGATCCATGCAGTCAACCACACGCTTTTTTCACGCACACAGCAGCGTTCTTTACCCGATCAAACGCCCTACAACGGGTATACCCGATGTATATACACAGGCCGACAATTTAAACGGTGTATTTACGCGGATTAATTACGGACTCCCCGAGGGTTCCGTAGCGAACTTCAGCCCCTCAATCCTTAAACACAAAAACAAAACTTACATAGCGTGGCGATCTCAGCCCGAGCCTTTTGGGTTCCGTTGGGACAACAACTATTTTTATTTAAACGACAAGCCTACGGATATTTACCTGGGGCTTCTGCACGATGATCAAACCGTTGTAGGCGCTAAAAATCTTCGTCCCAAAAAACACCGCCTTAGCTACGAAGATCCTCGACTGTTTATCGGTCCAGATGATGACGTTTATGTTCAGTTTGTCGCATCGACTTACGCAAGCCGACACAATAAGCACGGGCGCAACTTCTTCGATAATCCCAAAGTTGTTGTTTGTTACGTCGACGCCTTAGGCGAAGCATCGCAAGCTGCGATACCTCCTATTGGTGAGAATCGTACCAAAGATAAAACCGAGAAAAACTGGTGTTTCTTTACGCATAAAGAAGAACTTAAGTGTTTGTACTCAACGCGTCCACTGGTGATTGAGTGCGAAAGAAATCCCCGCGTAGAAATTGATTCTTCGGTATTGGACGTAGTTACGCACGGGTCTCCCACTTTTAATTCCACAGCGCCAATCAATCTTGGGTATGCCCACTTAGTTTTTTACCACTGGAAACATATGGCGCGGAGACAAAACGGAACTCCGTACCTTTTATATCACTTAAGTGCGTATTTAATTGATAAAGATTTTAAGAATATTACACACGTTATCAAGCGTCCTTTGTTCTCAGGATCCCTTAATGATGAGTTGATTTATTGGACAGATTACGGCGGCACGCCTTTGTCCAATCAGCCTGCCGTTATCCTGCCGTTCGGCGCATACATCGAGAACACAGACTTAGTGATGTCCCTGGGCGTAAACGACGCTTTTATGGGAATTATGCGTTGTCCGCTGGAATCGATTATGAAGCAGCTTGAACGCGTAAGCTAGCTCTTCTCCTCGCGTTCAATCGTCGACCACACGAGGAACGACGAATCATCTAAGAGAGTTTGAATTGCAGGCTGACCATCGAAAGTCTGCATCAACTCTCTTAGACAACGGTCGGCACCGGCTAGCAGTAGCCCACGGCGATCTAAACCATCAGAGATAGAACGCACCGCCTGAATATGCGAACGCAGCTCCTTCTGAAGGGCGGAGATCTTAGTGGCTGCTGTGGCGTGATCCAACATACCGGTCAGCGTCATATTTCGAACGTTATCGATATCTTGTTTAATACCGTCAATTTCAATTAAGAGGATCTTACGAAGATCTTCTTTAGGGTATTTCTCCTGAACCCAAGCGGTCAGATCGGAGATACTTCCGGTATATCCGGGCTGTAAAAATCGTGCGTATAAATACGCCTCAATATCGCTGGTTGCGTTTTTTGCGTAAAAAACGAAAGCGTCTTTTTGAGATTTATCGAGACTAGCTAACCAGGAAGCGACAGTAGTCGAATCACCTACTTGAGATTTGATCACGCGAAAGCTCGTTGACCTGCAAGAGCCATTCCAGCACCAAAACGCTTAAGTGCCAACTGCCCTTCAATATTTCCACGCTGAAGAGCAAGTTGATTACGAGTCTGTTCTTGCTGACGGCGTATATCTAAATTGGTTGCTGCGATATCGCCAGCAAGTTTATTTGAAGTCCGTTGAGCTTCGGTCGCCATAGTGGCTAAAGCTGTAGCGGCAGGAGTCAGCAGCGTGGTCTGACCTTTCAGACCTTCGGTAGCTAGTTCCTGAACACCCTGAGCATATTGACGGGTAAGAGCAGATGCCGTTTCAGGTCCAAGCATTTCGGTAGCTAACCGAGCCTTACCGGCTAAGTCACCAAGCCCGATTGCGCTGCTGGCGTATTGAGAAGCAATCCCAGCTTGTAAACCGGAAAGGGTTTGTTCCTTTTGCTTAGCTACATCGAACTGATCGTAAGCCGCTTGACCTAGGACTTTTGATTGAATTGCTTCAGTACCCGTAAAAGGCGCCATCAACGAAGCCAATTCAGTTGCAGCTGTGGTTAGAGGAGTAACACCGGCAGTCAGCCCTCCATACAAGCTTGCGAAATCAGTCCCCGCACTTTGGCTTCCTCCGCCTCCACCAAATGCACCTAAAACGGAACCTAGACCAGAAAGGGCCATGCCCCCTCCAGCTAACCAAGCAGCGGGACCAGCAAGTAACGGAACAGCCATTTGTTTACTTTAAAGAAAAAGTGTTGAAAGGAGACAGTGCTGCCTGATAGACACCGCCGAGAGCGCCCATAACTCCTTGGCTGGGCAACATCGAAGCAGCAATGGTCGACCCAAGAGCAATTTGCTGGCGAGCATTAGCCTCGATACGCGCACGCTCTAATTCCTTCCACGCGTCGATGTTCTGGAGCTCAATCTGGCGCCGTGAATTCTCTCGGGTCTGGCGCATCGACAGAGCGCTAGTTAACAGAGCACGTTTGATAGCCTGCTCTGTATCTTGCGCCGCTAATTTTGCCCGAAGCTCGGGGTCTAAAAGCCGCTCAAGAAGTTTGTTGTAGTAGTCAGTCTGAGGATCAGTGCTCTGACTTGCGGGAGGTTGAGAAGGAAGACCCGCTGAAGTCGGGGTCGAAGGGCCGCGAGTTTCCACAGTGCTAGGAGGTTTTTCGGCGGGTTTTTTAGCGCCGCCAAAACGCGACTCTAAAACTTGCTGTAAACGACGAAACTCGGCTTGTTCGGTAGCGTCAGAGGCTGCTTCTTGCGGCTTCATGGTGCGCGCGGTATCGATGGTTTGATACCCGTACCGTGGACCCGTATACACCTTTGTGCCAATGTTCGGACCGAAATCTCGTTCTAATCCGATCTGAACAGTATCTGGAGCAGAAGGCTTAGCTGCAGGAGGTTTTGCTCCAGCACCCATTGCTTGCGCGGCTAAGGCCACCGGGGCCAGAGGAGGCGCTAAATACGGTGCTGCTTGGAGAGCCCAGTTAGCAAAATCGAAGGTTGGATTAGCCACGTCGCCTCCTTAGATTGCCTTAGCTAACTCGGCAAGAGTTGCGTTATTTTCATAACGCTCCCTTGCAACCACATCTTTAATTGCCTGGTTCAGCAAGTTAGATGCAGCTCCGTAACTAGATTCTACACGCTGACGTTGAATATCACCCAGCGACTTCTCGCGTTGAGCAGCAACCTCAGCCTGAGATGCAATTCGCTGACGCTCAATTTCAGCCTGACGAATAATGTTCTCAAGCTGAATACGAATACCGCCTTCCGCCTGAAGCTTTTGAATCTCGCGAGCGGTAGCGCCCGCTAATTCCCGCTCTTTACGAGCAGATGATTCTTGAATAAATGCGCCAGCGTCGAAAGATTCGAGAGGCTCTAAACCAGCCGCACTACGGATGGCGTTGTACAGATTACGCCGGAGGCTTAACTCTTGCTCACGAGCATATTGCTCAGCAGCAAGAGCTTCACCGGTGGTCGTTAAGAACCCACGGCCAACAGGAGCAACCGAAGCTTGCGCGTAACTAGGTTCTTTAGCTCCAAAGAGCTTGCTGCCAATAAATTCTGTACCTAACGCCGTGGCTAAAGTTGCTAAAACAGATCCAGTACCACCCGCAGCACCCGCAGCACCCGCAGCACCAGCTGCACCGGCAGCGCCCAAACCGCCCGCAGCTAACAAGGGCAGAATCTTGGCAATATCTCCGCCCTCAAAGCCGGCTTCTTTGAGCTTTGTGACTTGGCCCAGCAAGTCATCTACTTGTTGAACACCGCCCTGAATACCAGCCTGAACACCAGCGCGGGCACCGCCACCACCGAAAAAAGGAATTTTAGGCATCAGTAACCTGCCGGATTATCGAAGGATGTGCCCGATAAAGGCTTCTTGTTATAGTTTACACCTTCTGTTTCTGCCTGCGCCATCACACCCATCAGCTTTTGTTCAGCTGAAGGGAGAGCAGCGGTTTGCGGGAATGTAGAGCGAATGTATAAATCTAGAAACGCCGCAGGATCTAGCTCCGGCGCAGTTTTACGAACATCACGTTCGCGCAATTGGCGTTCCCGTTCGTTCATCGATCAACCGAGCTCTTGATAACGAACAGAAGCAGGGATCGTGGAGCTGCTCGGAGCATTCAGAAGAGAATACTGACCGCCGTAATTGGGCAGATCATATTCAAGAGGACGTTGCTGACTAAAATACTCACCCGCGTCATCAGCTTGCTCATTCATGTTCTGGAGAAAGTCCATAAACATAGCCATCACATTAGGATCGTTTAAGATCAACATGATGAGCTCTTCGACTTCGAACTCGTCAGCTTCATTAACCACACCAGCTTGTAAACGTCGGCCAAGCTGTACGCGAGCTTCTGGCTGAGTATTAGCGGGGTAAGCATTTAACGAACGAGTGGGGCTGGTGTTCATGCCTTCGCCCTCACGACCTGGCATCGGGGGCGCGGCTTTATAAAAATTCTTAAGTATGACAGCTGTCATCGGCGTAGCAGCTGCACGCTCAGCCGGAGTTTGCGGGCAAGGCAGACCGACGATGCGAGCCGCTAACTCATAATCCTGAGGAGAGAACACCGGAGCACACAACTACGTCTAACTCCAGTTTAGACCTAATCTCTAAAATATCGCCAGGCTGAACTTGTAAGCCAATACATATCCGTTCAAGAACGTCAGGAGACGGTATATACTCCTCATCAGAGTAAATCTTACGCGTCGTTGTGGGAGATAACTCAGCAATCCGGCTTAAACGAAACGAGGATAAACCGCGCGCGTCTAAAACATCTTTAAGACGATTTATTAATCTTCCGCAGCTCGGATAAGACGAATAAAAAGGCATCGGTATACCAATATATTGGTCTATTGGTTTCGATCATAATCGTTTATTAAATAAGATTCATCTAAACCGGCTGCACGAATTAGTTGGTTACACGTCTCAGCATTAAGCCGATACCACTCCTCCGTGGAGTACCCCAACAAGACCCCTAATTCGCGGATATTACAGAGAAGAGGTCTCTCCTCGTAAACCGAGCACCTATTATCTACAAGTTTTTCACACACTCCGTTTGCATCAGCTTTATAAGGAAAATCCTTAACAGCTTGAACGACTATAGGAAGATTCCTAAATAAGTTAGGCTCTGCCAATATCGCTCCGATTGCGCGACAGCAGAGACTACAGCCCGTACAGGGAAACTCAGACATATTTAAAAACCTAAATTCTTGCTGCGCACAAAGTGAAGATCGTAAGTGGTGAAATCAATCGGCAACGTTGGATTATTAAAAGGAGTTTCATAGACTTCACCTTCAATATGCGCCTGCCACGCAGGGTTCCATTTGGCGTGGAGATACTGTTTATTCATCTCATGCGCGTAGTGAATACCGGCAGCTAACTCAGGCTCGCTCCGCCACGTCTGAGACCCGTCTTGATAATCGCCTGCAGTTTCACCGTGGTAATAAGGAACCCCAACCGACATGTGCCGCTTCAGCTCTTGATGCTTAAAACGCATCCCGTAATCCATATCCTCGCAATAAGCCGGGTACAGATTCTCATCAAATAACCCGAATTTCTGCACAACCCAATCTTTTAAAAGGAAGAAATCCCAGCTCCCGTTCTCCCCGTGGACGATACCTGTTTCCGCATCCTGGGCGTGCTCCACAGCTTTTGCCAAAAAGCCCGGTGTAAACATCAGATCGTGGTTTGTGATTATCCAATACGGCGCCGTCATAAACGACTTGATAATCAGGTTCCATGCCCCCGAGCACCCAATATTGGAAGGCATGTGCGTGACTACCACGCGCTTTACATACTTATGCGGTATTTTTGTAAGTACATCAAGCTCCTCCGTGATCTGGTTGCGCCCGTTGTTATTAAAGACTACAAAGGTATCAACAGGGTAATCGATACTATAGAACAGCCTATAGACCCAATGGGGGGCGTTAACGACCGCAGTGCCAATAACAGGTATCGTCATTTCCGCCCGTGGCTGGTAATATGCTAGCACTAAATCCTAGCTTTAATGGCGACTTACTTCTGGGGCCCGGAGAAGCGGCTTATTGTTCCCACGCCTGACTTGGCGTTCCTGATGCACGACGACGACTCCGGTCGTTGCCAGATGCACCAAGTTGGTGTGCCCGAACTTGCCATCATCCAATGGGCCTCCCAAAACTTTGCCGACAAAGAAAAAATCTTTATCGACTGTGGCGCGCACATGGGCGCTTACTCCATCTTGCTTTCAGAGCACTTCAACACAGTTCATGCTTTTGAAGCCCAGACGCGCACGTACTACCAGCTCTGTGGCAACATCTTCATCAACGAAAAACAAAACATCATTCCTCACCACGAGGCGGTTACCAACATCACCGAAGCCAATCAAACTGTAACCCTGCACGTGGTTTCAGAAGATGGCGGCGGGTCAACAATTCGTGTTCCGCAAAAAGGCCAAAACGTTCTGGGCCACGAGAAAGTACGAACTGTCACGATCGACCACTACCACTTCAACCATGTCGGGCTGATCAAATTAGATATCGAGGGCAACGAACTCAAAGCCCTGCACGGCGCACGGTATACGTTAGAGCGCAACAACTTCCCCCCGATCATTTTCGAAGCCAACAACGACGCGTGGTTCGAGCCTGAGAAAAAAGATCTCTTCGACCACCTGAAATCTTTAAATTATCAGATCGCCGAAATCCGCCCGTTCGACAATATGTACGTAGCAATCAACAATCCAAATCAATAAGAGTCAGTTCAAGACCGGCCTCTTTAAACATCGCGCGGGACATCTCAAAACTATCGACCCAACGGTCAGGTATTTCTATATCTGGAGCCACGACGCGCTTGACACCCGACTGAATCAACAGCGTGCCGCACGAACTGCACGGTAGAAAAGGCCAAACATAAACAGTGGCGCGATCTAACGAAACCCCGTTGCGTGCAGCCTGTGCAACTATGTTCGCTTCGGCGTGCACAGTGCGCATCAACTTCTCGTTCCGGTCTTGAAGACGCCCTGGTAAATCCGCAACACCCCGAGGAAAACCGTTATACCCTGTAGCTAAAATCCTGCGGTCACGCACAGCTACAGCGCCAACTTGCGTAGAAGGGTCTTTACTCCACGCGGAAATATGTTTGGCTAAGTCAAGAAATCGAAGATCCCAGGACATAAAATAAAGTGAGGAAGTAGTCGCTTGAATGAACCGTCTTAACTTTCTGAAAGCGTTACTTTCAAACGCTGGCGCCTATATTCCCGGACCCGCTAAAAGGTTTGCTGGCGAGGTTTTTGAGAAAATCCCCGTTGCAGTGAACCCGATCCGGACGCGTCAGCCTACTACAACTCTAGGGCGCCTAGGCAAGGAATTAAATCCTTTAAACCCGCGTAACTTCGCTGGTATTGCAATCGCCGAAGCCATCAGCAATATCGCCAACAAAACGCTGCCTGCCGACGCAGCTGCGCGAGTCGAATATCTGACATACGGCCCCCATATTGGAACAGCACTGAACGTACTCGATGCTGGCGGAGCGGGTGCAGCTCCAATGGAAGAACAGCAGCGCATCCAAGAATCTTTACGATATTTTGCTGCCAAAGAGCGCCAAAAAGGAAACGTGGCGGCACAACCTGCAGCAGGTCCCCGTATTGACGCGAGCACGACGCAAGCAATTCAAACAGGCGCAGTTGCTCCCAAACAATCACCCGTTATCACACCCGTAACCCCCACGGCTCCTCCGACTCCGGTTATCAGTCAAGCAGCGTACGGTGCTGCACAAGCTGGGTTTGAGGCCCCCGGAGCTCTGCCTCTCAGCGAGTTTTACGCTGCACAAAAAGGAATTGGGCAATACGCGGAGCAAGGTGGTGAGCTTCAGCGTCGCCTCAAAGAAGCCGGTGGGGCTGCCGGTATGAGCGACGCGGCTCTAATGGAATGGGTGCAAGCAAACCCCGCATTGGCCTACCGCGAATTAGTCCGGCGCGAAAAACGGTCTGCGCCCAGCGTGGATTAATCGCGCTCGCCGAGAAGCGGAAAATCCACAAGCTCTTCTTGGCCCGCATCAACGCGGTGCACGAGCTCCTGCAAATATTTTAAAAATTCAAAACTGTACACGTTATCGGCGTTGATCTCCCACCAAAACCAATCGCGGCATTCTGAAAACGGGCAATCGTCAGGCAGAAGTGCGTAATCGCTGTAGTTCCCACGCATCAGATCGCACCAGATCTTGAACGTTCCTTGAACGGTTTGCCAACCCGTAGGAATGCAGTGCTGTAAGTAGTACTTTAAAATCTTCATTTGAGGTACAACGGGCGCCATTCGGTAGGATTTGCGTTAGCGGGGATGGTCTTACGGAAATGCGCCGTATCAAACCATTGCCAGCAAACAGGTTGAGCTTCAGGTTCTTCTAACGCCGATCGCACCTTATGCAAAAAATCTTCAGGGGGTTTTTGCGAGCGCTCTATATAGCTTAATAATTCCGCGCACAAAATTCGAAAATCAGTCATGCCGACATTACGCGATGTAAATAAGGCTCGTAAGACGAACTGACCTCAGCAAACAGATCAAACAAATTAAAACATTCATTCGCTTTAATCAAACGTGTGTCTGCAAAAGCAACCTGAAGCAAAGGATCTTCCGACGAAAAAAATGTTAAACAATCAAAATCGTATACAGCCCGGTGGTAATCAAAAGCTAACTCAGGAAACGGTATGACCCGTTTGGCAGGAACATGTACCACAAGGTCGTATCTACCTAAACAATATCCCGAAGCTTCGGGGCCGCACACAAGATAAGCCGAATACGGCTCTGTGCGACCCTGCGCAAATTTGTAATATAAAGGAACAGTAGGTCTAAAAAATAAACTCACGGCCCTATAGAGCAAACGCAACCGGCGAGGCTGACGTATCTGTGATCAAACAAGTTATACCCGGAGCCCATTCTTGTGTATGTTGCGAATTATCAAGCTGCACTAAATAAAAATAAGTCTTTGCGCCATTACGATTGGGTTTCTCCACAAAGTCAATAATCGTACCTGTGCGGCACGGAGCTTTCAGCGAGCTGCAGGGCTTTTTCTTAAAAACACGAGTGCCAATGGAAAACTTTAAATTCATACAAAAACTCTTGTTGAGACACCTAATGGTAGCCACGGTCAGCAGCTCAGACAGGTTTCGTAGTCAAGCTTCGGAAAATCTGAAGGTTCCTTGATCCGTGGGGGCACCTCGCCCTTCAAGCGAGCCAGATCAGGTTCGTAACTTGCAGTGCGAACGTCGGGGTGGTTCTTTACCGCTTCAAGCAAACGGCGCCGAAGCTTGGCCGCGTCAACAAAAACCTCAAGATTGCCGTTGTAGTGGTTGGGAAAAGCGTCTCGTATCAGCTCATCAGCCAAATATTCCAGCACTGCGCCCATTTTTTCAGCCGATGAACCCGGCGAGGACGTAAATTCGTCCACGCAGCGGTCAAGGATTGGATCGTTCATCGAAAAAAGCGCCAAAAACGTCTAAAAGTCACGTATGCAAGCGCCGAAACTCCCCCAGACATTAGAAGAAGGAGTAAAAAATAGCCGAGAGGGTCATCTGCAACAGGAATAAAGCTGAAATACACCCGATTAGCAACAGACCCTCGTCTCTCATACTAAATTTTTTTATCGCAAGCGATAAGAATGTCCTGGGAGCCTGAAAATTCAAACCGTTTCCCGCTCGAACATTGAACATTCGTTCGCGAAGGTCCCTCCTGCGTCAGGGAAGTCGAAGCTGCATCCAGAGGAGCGCATGTAAACGCAGTCATCACAAGTGTCAGCAACGGAGTCATGTGTCAATTGCGGCGTCAGGTTTAAGTTTAGGCTTTTTATAAAGTTGTCAACTGCGCGCTGGTTAGCCAAAGCAGTTTTATAAAATTCTTCAGATACTTCATACGCCGTATATCTGTGTTTACACTCAGTGCACTCTTTTCGTCGGCGGCGAGTATTATCTTTATTTATGCGACTTTCGATTGTGATACACGTTTGTTGTTTACACGAAGGGCACTCCGAACCAACTTGCTTAGGAAAGCACCCACGAGGCTTAGAAAAAAGAGTCATTCTGTAAACGGTCGAGGTTGACTCAGAGAAACTTTTAAAAATTCAGACATCCGCTGTTTGGGCTCTTTCCAAACAACAGATTGAAGATATTCTTTGGCATCACGAAAACCTTCCCGCCCTAATTGCTCAGCAACCACCTCGACGCAACGAATAGCGCGATCCACGTGGAGCGGCCAGTCGGCCTCACTATGCCAATCAGAAATTGCTCGGGCGCTTTTTTCGACAAGAGGATGGCAAGCGTTTTCTTCAGACATGGCTTTTTTAAGAATAGAATCACGGACCACCGGCTTAGCCCGCTTCAAGTAAGCGAGCTTGATTTCTGAGTCCGTCATTCGTTTGCGTCCGCTGACCCAGGATAATCACGGTTCGACAAATTCATGTCACTTTGAGTGGCTTGTATGAAGTACTCGCAATCTTTTCCGGGTTCAGGAGGTGCGAAGTAACTTTGACGCAGATGCGGAGTAATTAAGTACCGATAACAATCAAGACGCAGGCAACAGGTCTCGCCGTTAGCGCATTTAGAAATGTCAGCCATGTTCAAAAAATGAACATACCCGAGGTGGGATTTGAACCCACGCTGGAACGATTTTAAGTCGTTTGCCTCTTCCGCTGGGCTACTCGGGCGTGGTGCGCGTCGTCAGGATCGAACTGACCTACGGCGATTTATGAGATCGCTGCCTTCACCAGATGGCTAGACGCGCTGTGGTGAGATGCTAGGGGCGGAACCGGCTCAGAGGCTGCTTCTTAAGCATCATCACGCTTTTTTCTTTTGGCGTTTGCTTTTTGTATGTTGCTGTGGCTCGAACACCTGTAGTTACAGTAAGGCCCTAAAACATCGGGCCGTTCCTTTTTGTATTCAATCCACCGGCGTAAACGAGAACCTTTGATGACAAATGATGTTTGACACGTGGGACAAACACAATGTAAAAAATTTAGAGGCACAGGAGAGAACAACTCCGCATCCAGTAAACCGCGTGCGCACGGTTCCTGCAACCCTATCCCAAGATCTTTTTTGAGTCTCAGCGATTTTGCTTACGCTGGTAAGCCGCCAAAGCAGCTGCGTAGCATCGATCACTACCTGCGTTAAGTTCGCGGTTGGTAGTCCACTCACCGCGAGCACGGAACTCGGCAAAACAAAGGCTATATTCCTCCATCATCACGCGCTTGTCGTTATTAACCAGCGTGCTCTTGGAGATAGCCACGAGGCTTGCGCCAGTAAGCAGGATGACAAAGTACGTTTTAAGGGAAATCCCAAAAAGAGTCTTGAGAATTTTCGGAGCTTGCCAGACAGCAAGAGCCGGAATCAGGTGAACTGTGTTGACGTTGATTTTGGTGTGAGAGGTCATGTGATGTGATTTCGACCGCTCACACTATAGCATTATGTGTGCTTGTGTGCGCCTTAGATCAGACCCAACCTGGCGCGAATCCCAGGAATACGATCCAGAATCTCTTTAGGGGTTGGGTTGCCGACACCTTTTTTCTGCTCTAAGCGACCGCGTACGTAATCGCTAAATTCTTCTTGGCCCATAGGAAAAATGGGGTCCTGACCCACGGGGATGCCTTGAGCAACAGTTTGATTAACGACGGGGCCTCCAAACAACTTATCGGCAATAAATTGACTTAAAAATTCTTGGGGGTTCACGATCAAGCTGTTTCTACTACTTAGTATAAACTCGTTACTACATTGATAACCGTGGAAAAGCAATTATATAAAGATCTTAGTTGGGTGCATAAAATTCAGCTGGAAGTCGTCGAAAATGAAGATGACTCATTGGTTATCTCTTGCACGTGGGATGAAAAAGATGCAGATCTTCAGCTATGGAACGAATTAGGGGAAGAAAAACAAACAGAATTTGTGTTAACTGCTTTACAGAACAGCATTAAAAAGTTTGATCTCCTGGATCCCGACCCGTCCGAAGAATAATTTCAGCACGTTTATAGAAAAAACTATCGGTCTTACCCGCTTTCTCTAATGCTTCTTTAACTAAACGCCATTTTTCAACCTGTTCTTTGTCCACGCGGCGTTAACTGCGACTAAAAGTACTCTAAGTCGCGCAACGTACGTACTTTTTTTATGCGGATTCTATTAATTATTTCTTTTTTCCGCCATTTTTTGCTTTTTTAGCCGTGGCGTTGCCAGAGTTCTGCTTGGCGTTCTGCTTCGCAGCGGGTTTTTTCTTTTTTGAGGCAGCCACGGCACTAAAAACCATATAAAAATATTTTAGGGCAAAAAATGCGCGCCGAAATTTTTTAAAAAGCGCTTAAATGTAATCGCGATCAGATACCGGCAAAAGGCTGTGAATAGCCGTAAGGACCCATCGTGGATTTAACTTTCTCAAATTCAGCAGGATTGGAGCGACGTAACTCATTCAAACGCTGAATAATGTCATATTCCGCTGCATTAAGAGACACAGGTCGATCGTTTAAGAGCATTGGGCGCCCATAACGAGGATCCCCTGCGGGGTATGTCGGATTAACCTGGGCGACAACATCACCAAGTTTACCTAATAGGAAATCATTCAGAAACTTATATGCTTTATTTGCGTCATCTTTTTGCATTACGTCTTGAAGAATATAGTCGCGCTTTAATTGCTGAGCAGAAGGGTTAATACCGGTTCCGCTTTTAACAGATTCAAGAGCAGCAGCAAACTCGTCCACGGCGTCGGGAATCCGATTAAATGTGATGCTGGGCCTGTTGTTATGAAGACTCACGACGCTGTGGGGGCTTCAATAATTCTAACTGAAATACAAAAAGCGATTTTTTTTCTCTAAACAGGTATCAATATATTGCTAGTCCAGAAGTTTCACCCCAATTTACCCAGAAAATTTACAGAACCTTCTCGCCCCCGCCGTCGACCAAAGCCCGTATTTAAAAAAAAGGCAAGATTGCGGGCAGGTTGCGGACAGGATTCGCCCCGGGGTTTGTATAACTAACTGTGCGGGCTTATCCTATCATCAGGTGCGCCCTATGTATAATTGTAACAGTTTGTGAAGTTGATTGACCGGGGGAGGGGTCGCGTGGTAATTACGCGCGCGCGTGCGGTTCCTTCTATGTAACTCCGGGAACGCCAGAGAACTAGAACACCTGTATCATAAGCTAAGCTAATGGAAGAATAGGTATAAATACCTAGGTTGGGGGGTTGACGGGCGAACCGATCCCGGGCGATGCTGTGCACATCGATCAACTGAGATCGATTGAATAGCA